CATGGTGCCACCCGGGGGCAGCATCACGACCAGTCCTGGTGTGAGCAGCACAAACAGAACTGCCGGCACGACCAAGTCTGCCGCTGTGAACGTGCGCTTCAGTGCGTACTTGTACACGATAAAGAGCGCCAGGGACACAATCAGGGCACGTGGCAAAAGACCGAGGCGGCTGGGGGCCAGCTGGAGTGCCGCGAACAGGGCTGCGGGGGCAAGAACCTTGGGGGAGGTTACGTCAATCATCATCATTTAATATTTGTCAACAAAATGATATTGGTGGTCACAAAACTGGTTGAAGGTCATGGGGGTGCGTAGGTACTGCGACTCGTGAAACTCGCGGATAGGCATCCACATGTCCAAGAGGTCCTCGCTGTACCAATCCTCCCAGTCCTCCTGGGTAAATTCATCAAAGGGGTCGTCGTCCTGACCCTGCTGGTCGGCACCAACATCCTCGGGCAGGTAGGCATCACGCGAGTACTCATCATTCAGACCCATCTTATTGTATAGTAGCGGGTCAAGTTTAACTGAATGCCTTGAGACCAGTCAGGCTGATGGTATCTTTTTCGGGGCCCTCTGGCATGACATCAACAATTGCATTCACGGCACCCTCGACACGCGCAAGGTCACCACCAAAGTAGATGGAGAGACCGCGCTGGATAACATCGAGGATAGCCTTGGGCAGAGTCTTCTTCTTGCCTGGGGTTGTCTTCAGGTTCACCTTGAGCTTCTCCTTCACCTTTACGGTGTCAATCTCAGCATTTTTCATATGATTCTTTAGCGATTCGCGGAGGCTCTTCTCGCGCTTGGTGAGCACGGAGGTATCTTTGCGAATGGCGGCGAGCTGGGCCTTAAGAGCTACCCACTCATTCATCTTCTGCTTGAAATCATCATTCACAGAAGCCATTTATAAAAATTCTTTTTATTTTTTTAATACAAACCTTACGCGAAGAACCTTCTCCTCTGAGGGCCTTTGGCCCTCCTTCTCTTGAAAGAAAAGAAGGCTTCGCCTTCATCGAGGACTTACTGGTACTCTGGTGAAATCTCGAAGCGAGGCCGCATGGTGTCGGGGGGAATGGTGGACAGGTTGAAGATGCTGACTGGGTCGCGCGGGTTGATTGGCTCGCTGCGGAACTGCAGGTTAGCGTTGCGCAGCACACCGCCGATGGTCTCGGGGTAGCCAATCTGGGAGCGCGCGTCCAGGTAGTTCTGGCCGCTCAGGATATTCGCTGGGCTGAACTGGCCAAAGTCCTCAGTTGCTGTCACCTCGCGGGGGATGAGGCCCGCTCCTGACACATCGAAGGTGGGGCCACCCATGCCGGACACTGGGGCTGAGGCTAGTCCCTCCGCCTTGCTGACGGGCAGATCGGCGCCACCGACACCTGAGCTGTAATATGACATACTGGAGCGGCAGCTTGGGTAGAAGAAATAAATCACCAGAGCGGCCACAATCAGAAGGGCGAAAAGGGCACGACGGTTCATTGCCATTTATATTAATCTACAAATATTTTTTACTTAGTCGATGTAGTCGGCTGGGTCCGCCTCACCCTCATCATCCTCTGGGCTGTCGCTGAACAGGTACTGTTTGGAAAAGATGGGTGACTTGGGGGCCCCGCGCACACGGACCTGGACGATGCGCCAGATGGGACCGAACGACTTTTTGAGGAACCACAGACCGGCTAGCTCGAACAGAACATCGCACGTCGTGCCCTCCTTCACCTCCTGGAGCTCGAGCTGATTCTTCTTCATGTCGAACGCCGTCAGAACCACCTCACCCTTGAGCTTGGCTGGTGCGACCGACAGCGTGTCCTCCGTCAGCGAATCCTGGAAGGCGGTCTGGATGGTCTCGTCACTCAGCTCCTTGCCGAACCACTCCACCTTGGACTCCTTCGCCTTGCTGATAATTTCCTCGTCACACTTGCTGATGATTTCACGACCCGCCTCTGGAATCTGGAAAGAGATGTTGCTGCCTGACAGAGAGTCAACCAGCTTGACACCGTTCACCTGGTGCAACGCATTAGCCATCTTCAGAAAGTAGCGACCGTCCGGGAGCTTGACTGGGGTACCGTACTCCATTTATTATCAACAAAAATATTAATTAATTGTAATGAGCGCAACAAACTGTTCGCCTGATTGCGCGTGCTTGCCCTCTCCCTCAGAGCCTGGGAAAACTTTTTGTGCATTTATTGACCGGGAGAAGGGTCACACTCGTCCGTGCAAGGCGGCGTGCTGCAAGAATGCCTGTACTGGACGCCAGCCCGAGATTAACCAGTCTTTGCAACCAAGCGGCAATCCAAAAATGCCGTATGGTTTTACTGACAACCTGCCCATCTCGGACAAGCCCTCTGTCCAGAAGTGGGTACGGGCGTTCGAGTCAGACCCTATGTACATGCAGACCATAGTCACTAAACCTGGTACGTACACGGACCCGCAGCCAGTCAAGCCTTATCCGCTCATCCTGACAAGTCAGCCACCTGAGAGACCCCCTGTTGCAGAAACTGATAATCGACCCTTGGTCACATTCATTGGAACAATGGCACTTGCACTTGCACTCCTCCTGTAAGCACTTAAAGCCCTGGGTCTAGTGTATAGTAGAAAGATGGCATCTGTCAACGAGACCCCCGTTACCCTCGAGCTGCTGGCCAAGGAGCTGAAGGGCCTCCGCAAGGATGTCCGTAAGATTCGTCAGTACATCGGCGACCCCAGCGGTGAGAAGGCGGCTGAGCGCGCCAAGAACAACGGCTTCAACAAGCCCCAGAGCGTAACCCCAGCTCTGCAGAAGTTCCTGGGTCTGGCCGAAGACGACAAGATTTCCCGTACGCAGGTGACCAAGTTTGTGAATGCCTACGTGTCGGAGCGCGGCCTGAAGAATGGCAAGGTGATTCTGATGGATGACACCCTGCGCGCACTCCTGAACCCCCCCGAGGGCGAGGAGGTGTCGTTCCTGAACCTGCAGAAGTTTGTCAGCCCGCACTACATCAAGGAGGTCAAGCCGCCCGCCCCGCCCAAGGAGAAGAAGCCGGTCGCCGTCAAGGAGAAGCCAGTAGCAGCAGAGGCGGCCACCGAGGCGCCCAAGGAGAAGAAGGTTCGCCCCAAGGTGGTCAAGTCGGCGGCGTGAAAAGGGACTTAAGAATTTGTGTGTAATATAATATAACAATGTCAACCGAAGAGGAGCAAGAGCTTCCTTTGCTCCCACGCGAAGTACTGTCTACTCTCGTGGGTACAAAGGTGAAAGATGTCAGTCTATATCGTCGCGCATTTACGCATAAATCTGCTCTCAAACGTTACAAGGGACTTACGGGGTCCTATGAAACGCTTGAATTTATGGGGGACTCTGTGCTAGGTTTCATTATAACCAAGCACTTATTTGACTTGTACGAAAAACATCAAGAGGGTTTCCTGACCAAGGCGCGTACCAAGATGGTCAGAGGGAAGACGCTCTGTGAGATTTCGAAGAAACTGGGGATGGACAGGTATATCCTCATGGATGAAAAGGGTATACGCAACGGCTGGAACACCAACGACAACATTCTCGAGGATGTGTTCGAGGCGTTTGTGGGTGCCATCTACCTCGACCTCGGGATGGTCTATGCAAAACAATTTATTATGAATTCTTTTGAAAAAATTGAACTAAACTTGGATGACGACAACTACAAGGACCAGTTGATGCGCATGTGCCAAGCCATGAAGATACCCACACCTGACTACCGCCATATCACAACCACAAATGGCCGATTCTTCATCAGTGTATTTGTTGATGGTATGGACTGTGGGTCAGGCTTTGCTCTTACGAAGAAGGAGGCTGAACAAAATGCGGCTGAAATGTTGCTTAAAACAGACCCGCGATTTAAAAGTAATGGACCCAAGGGTGAAAGAGCTCCTCGGTCGAACATACCATGACCAGCGCTCAGAGGCTTGGCTCCAGCTGCGTGAGGGGATGCTGACAGCCAGTGATGTCGCGTCTGCGCTCGGTGACAATCACTACGAAACCCCTGACAAACTCCTTATGAAAAAGGTGCTCAAGCTCAAGTGGGCAGGGAACGCCGCGACGGCACACGGCACTTTGCTCGAGCCCATCGCGCGCGACCTGTACGACGCCCGGTACAACAAGAAGAGCCATGAGATTGGGCTCGTACAGCACCCTGTTCACAAGTGGCTCGGAGGCTCCGCTGACGGTGTGACAGAGGATGGGATGCTCATCGAAATCAAGTGCCCACTGTCTCGCAAGATTGAGTCCAAGGTGCCCAAGCATTACATGCCACAGATTCAGCTGCTGCTCGAGATTTTGGACTTTGAGGATTGCGACTTCATCCAGTACCGGCCGGCTGGCGAAAAGCCCGAAGAGTTTAATGTCGTCAGGGTCAAGCGCGACCGGCAGTGGTTTGCGGATGCGCTGCCGGTCATGGAGGCGTTCTGGGAGCGGGTCCAGGCTGCGAAACGCGATGGTCTGTGCGAGGTTGAACTCGATTTGACACCGTACACACCACTTAATGAATATATCTGTTATATACAGAGCGAATGAAATGCCCACACTGCAAACGGAACAACGCGATGCTTGTATGCAAGGAGTGTTCTTCCAGCTGCTGCTATGGCTGCATACAACTTGAGGTGCACCTGTGCAAGGGGGCTGCTGAGCGCAAACTGAAGGAACGCGCCTTGCTCGAGTCTAAACTCCCCTTGGTCATTGGACAAAAAATTAATAAAATTTGACCCGAAGGGTCACCCCCGCGAGTTGTTCCTTTTTCTCTTGTGGTTATGATTATAAACTTTTCTAAAATAATATGCAAAATTATTTACATATTCTGAATTTGGTGTAGGGACACGTCTGAAACCCAGTCGTGTCATTATTCGTCCCGAGGCTGATATTGACGCGGGTGGTGCGTTATTGTTGCTGTTACTGTTCGCCTCTAAATTTGTGGACAACTGATTTGTCCCATAGAACCCTGCATTGCGTGCCATGTTATTCGCGAGACGGCGCAGATACTCACCTATACCTCTTTGACGAAAGTTCTTATTAGTCTCGCCATGGGCCAGATAAAGAACTTGTACCTGTCGGCCACCTCTGCGGCTATTTCTGCTTGTTTTTTGCTTGTTATTATTCAGTATCCAAAGGTTTCTTGGTTGGACATTCAGGTGCGCTACGCTCTTGTTCCCAGCCAACACAGACAGTCTTATATAAGTTGGTTTCAATTGTGCTACGCTTAGTCTAAGATTCTGGTTGAGCGGTGGTAGTCTGGGGTTTGGGCGCAAGTTTATCTTATTGTTCCGGCGTTGGTTCGCCAGCTGATAAAACCGGTTGATAGTCATCTAGTTTTACTTGAGATTTTTGCGAAACACAAACAGGATAGCTGCGAGCGCCACGAGAAGCATAATCAGTGTGCTGTTATCCGAGACGACGCGCTTGGCACCGGGCATGGACGGGCGCATAAATGTAACGTGTCCATCATCATACTGGTATTTGCGCGCTGGGAACATAGCGAACGGTGCGTTACCTCTGTCACCTACCGTGTTGGCCATCATGCCGCTGGACATGTTGATGCGGCTCGGCGCAAAGTGGTCCGGGGTATCGTCCGGGAAGACGGTCCCGGTCTCGGCTGGGATTGGGTCAATTTCTGTTGTATACTGTGCATCCAGTGGCGTCTTATACATGCCGTCAGTGGGTACACCAAAAGTCCCCGTAAGCGTGTACGGGTTAATGCGATTCATGCTGAGCTGGTCATCAACCAGCATTGACAGTGCCATCGTTACTATGTACGAAGATAAACTTTTGTGGCCATCTTTTCTCGGTGGATGTTCCACATATGGTCAAGGTCAACATTCAACATGTACGACAACTGGAACAGATAACTGAAAACATCCCCCATCTCAGTTACAATATCAGTCCCCTTGTCTTTTTTTAGGCCAGTCTTTCTGAAACTCCGCTGGTGCTGCCTGATGGCACTCGCCAGCTCGCCAATCTCCTCTGTGAGCAAAAGCCATACCGTTTGAACGGGTGCCTTGTCCCATCCTTTCGTACGGCACAGCTCGTACGTCTCGTCACGGTACTGATTCATCATACATACTTATCTGTTCAAACCCTTATCATAGATTCACGCTACCTATTCTCCGACGGAATATCATCACTGTCGCCATTGCCACCACCAGTATCCAAAACTCAAATTGGAGCACCTTGGTATCCTCTGGCCTGCCATACTTTAGACTACTGCCCAGACGCAGACCGCGCTCAATCAGGAAAAAGACGAGGAACCCAATAAGTATCTCATCCAGCGCCTTCATAAATTATTTTATATAAATGTTTTTAAAATCGAGACGAAGGGTCGGATCCCGACAAGCAGCTGGCCCCATCGGCCAGACTTAAAATGCAAACTTGTTGTTCTGACCCATCTTCATGCCACGGGTGCTCGTGTTCTGTGCATTTATAAGGGGGGCCGGAAGGGTGCTCGAGTCGCGCAGGTAAATCAGCTGCTGCAGGATACCCGGCAAGACGTCGCGCATAGCCTGGGTCACCACCGCGCTATTCATCGCCTCGAGCTGACCCTTGACGTTCTGGAAGGGGTCGCGCATCATGTTCACATATACAGCCTTCATATAGGCCTGAAGGTCACCGTCGCTCTGACGGTCGATGACATACCCTGTGCGCTTGCGCGCCTCCTCGATGATGGCCAGGTGAAGAGACTCGCGGTTGAAATCAGAAAAGTATGAATTGCTCAGAGGAGTCGGCTCGATACGCGTAGCCATTATTATATCATACCAATAAAATTTCGACCCAGGACCTGCGTACCGACCACTTAAAAAAAAGAGACAAATGTTTTATATAAGAATGCGTGTCATCAAGCGCTCCGGAGATGAAGTGCCCATGCTGTTCGACAAGGTGACCAAGCGTATCCACAAGCTCTGCGCGGACCTCGAGGGTGTCCAGGCTGACAAGGTGGCCCAAAAGGTATTCTCGTCAATGTACGACGGAATCAAGACCAGTGACGTGGATGCTCTCAGCGCCGACGTCTCCATCGACATGGTGACCGAGAACCCTAATTACGAGACACTCGCGACCCGTATCATCGTCTCTGATATGCACAAAAATTGTCCCAAAACTTTTAGCGATGCCATGGTCGGTCTGCATATCCGCGGTGTCGTCTCTGACTACTTCATGAAGTGCGTCGCGCTCGATCTGGATGCTGAGATTCAACACGACCGCGACTATGATTTTGGATTTTTCGGTATCAAGACGATGCAAAAGAGCTACCTGAACCACGGCGAGACTCCCCAGTACATGTTTATGCGCGTCGCGCTCGGTATCCACGGTGATGACATTGCGCGCGTCAAAAAGACGTACGAATTCATGTCAAAGAAGTACTTCATCCACGCAACCCCTACCCTCTTCAACGCCGGCTCGACCCGCCCCCAAATGTCCAGCTGCTTCCTGCTCGGCATCAAGGAGGATTCCATCGGCGGCATCTACCAGACAATGGAGCAGTGCGCCAACATCTCCAAGTGGTCAGGGGGCATCGGTCTGCACGCCCACAACGTCCGCGCCAAGGGCTCGCGCATCGCCGGTACAAACGGTCAGTCTGACGGCATCATCCCTATGCTGCGCGTGTTCAACGCGACGGCCCGCTACGTGAACCAGGGAGGCCGGCGGAAGGGCAGCATCGCAGTCTACCTCGAGCCGTGGCACGCCGACATTATGGAGTTTCTGGACCTGCGGCTCAACCAGGGTGACGAGGAGGCGCGCTGCCGCGACCTATTCACGGCCATGTGGATTCCGGACCTCTTCATGGAAAAGGTGGAGCAGGATGGCGACTGGCACCTGATGTGCCCCAACGAGTGCCCCGGCCTAGCTGACGTCCACGGCGAAGAGTTCAACGAGCTGTACCGAATGTACGTGGCCCAAGGACGCTTCCGGAAGGTGGTCAAGGCGCGCCAAGTTTGGGACTCGGTCCTGCGCTCCCAGATTGAGACCGGCACCCCCTACATGCTCTACAAGGATGCCTGTAACACCAAGTCGAACCAGCAGAATTTGGGCACAATCAAGTCTTCAAACCTTTGCGTAGAAATCATTCAGCACACCAGCCCTGAGGAGGTGGCCGTGTGCAACCTGGCTTCCATCAGCCTGCCCGCCTTTGTGAGCGACGGACAGTTTAGCCACACAGCACTGCATGACATCAGCCGCCTGGTAACTCGCAACCTCAACCGGGTTATCGACAATAACTTTTACCCCGTGCCAGAGGCTGAAAAGAGCAACAAGCGCCACCGGCCCATCGCTATCGGCGTCCAGGGGCTGGCGGATGTTTACATGATGCTGGGATTGGCATTTGATAGCCCGGAGGCTGCCAAGCTCAACAAGGATATTTTCGAGACGATTTATCACGGCGCACTGACAGAGTCGTGTCAGCTCGCGAAAGAGGAGGGAGCCTACGAGACGTTTGCAGGGTCCCCCGCCTCTGCGGGTAAGCTCCAGTTTGACCTGTGGGGTGTCACGCCTTCGCGCGCTGACTGGACAGAGCTCAAGGAGCGTATCGTCCAGGATGGTTTGCGCAACTCGCTGCTCGTGGGCCCCATGCCTACAGCCAGTACTGCCCAGATTCTTGGCAACAACGAGGCGTTCGAGCCGTACACGACTAACCTGTACCTGCGCCGCACGCTCGCTGGCGAGTTTGTGATGATTAACAAGCACCTGGTCAAGGACCTGCAGGCTATCAATATGTGGAACAAGGACACGAAGGACCAGATTATCCGTGATGGTGGCAGTGTGCAGAGCCTGACTATTCCTCAGCGCCTCAAGGATATTTACAAGACAGCCTGGGAGATGAGTCAGAAGGTGCTGATTGATATGTCGGCTGACCGCGGGGCCTTTGTGTGCCAGTCGCAGTCGCTAAACATCTTCATGGAGAACCCCTCAATGGCCAAGCTTTCCAGCATGCATATGTACGGCTGGAAGAAGGGGCTCAAGTCAGGGATGTATTACCTGCGCACACGCGCCAAGGCTAAGCCCATCCAGTTCACGCTCGACCCTGTGCAGGCGTGCCGGCGTGACAACCCAGAGAGCTGCGAGATGTGCTCTGGTTAGATACTTAAGAATATATCCCAAATATTCATTACAGTAAAATGCAGGCACTGTTCAAGTTTCGCGCCGTACCGAGGAGCTTTGTTCGTTCCTTTTCAATGGGGAAACCCTATTCGGCGGAAGATTACGAGCTAACGGGTATCGCACAAACTCGAACGGACGAGGAAGAGAAAAAGTCGGTAAACGAGCCTACAACGAAAAAGTTTACAAAAGCTCATCAAGACTACCTTGATTCAAGATTCACTTTAGAGGATTTGATGAAAGAGGAGGATGAGAAGGAAATGTTGAACAATATTACACATGACGCTGTCCCCCAACGCCCATCTGAATGTGCTTCTAACCGCAGCCGAGAAGCACGCGCGTCTTCGTAGGAATTTTAACAACTATCAGCGAAATCACCCGAACTGGAATCAGACGTATGCAACCTTCGCCACACAGCTTGCCGCACTGGAGACGCGTATTCGGCGTCTCATCCAGAACATTAACCGGACGCATAATTTGAATATGCGTCGGGGTACAAATATACATTCGGAGATCAACAATGCCATGCGTAAACTGATTATGAAAATGCGCACTGTCAATAACCTCGCTCGCCGGTAACTCACACCCACGCCTGCACCCCGCGCTGCTGCAACGCCTTGACCGAGGATTTGAAAGAGGAGGATGAGAAGAAAAAGGCATCTTCACCCAAGTAGCCTAGTTAAGAACACGCCCTAAAAATATATCAATGGGTTGGGGTATCGGCTTCGCACTGGATGATAGTGGCCGTGTCTACTGTGCTGACGGATGCAACTGGCGCTCTCGCGAGGCTGACTATGCTGACTTTCCTGCCTGGCCCTCGGCTCGCCGGTCAGTCCTGGACTACTTTGAGGGCGAGGCTCACCGCGAGCTCGACATGATTCGTGACGAGTGCCCCGGTACAGCTGCGGCTCTCAAGGAGGCGTGCCCGGAACATATGAACATAGCTCTGCGTTACTACAACCGCATGTCTGACAATGAAAAGCTCGAGCTTCACGAGACGACCCTGGCAGAGCTCGAGCAGGACCTGGTTGATTTTTTAGAGTCGTCCAAGGATGCACACGACAAGTACAATGAGTGCTCCAAGGCTTGGAAGATTTACAAAAAGTGCCCACCCAACTACGGTCCGGCCAAGACGCGCCAGCAGGAGCTCGAACGGCTGATTGAGCCTCTACGCATCGAGTACGACATGGAGATGTGGGCCGGCCGCTATGACACATACAGCCGCAATGCACGCAAGTACGCAAAGCTTGTCAAGCTCGAGAAACAGTTCCCCCGGATCGGCTGACCTTTGGTCAGACTCACCTGGATCGGCTGACCTTTGGTCAGACTCACTCCTCCTTGAATATAACACCTCCCAAAACCATCCCTATAACACCCGGTATCACATTGAAGAGATTCATACTGAATAACATCCCTAGACTCATACTCATGCAAACAATTGGAAAAAATATTTTTTTATCACGCACCGGTGGCTGAGACTCTTCCGACTCGGATTCGGCCACCCGAATAATAATCTCAAACTCCTGGTCCGTACGGCACATGGGACACTCTGTCTTGCGGACCATGCATTTTACGTAGCACTCGGCGTGCATGTACTTGCGGCAACATCCCATCTGGGTCACCGCACCTCTTATCTCTTCATAACAAATTGGACAGTCGTCCTCCATACTTAAAGCACATAAATTATCTATACTTATGAAGCTCAAGCTTCCGAAGGCTCTTAGAGAGCAGGTGTGGCTGGTCCATATCGGCAAGCGCTTCGAGCACAAGTGTCTGGTTGGCTGGTGCGAGAACCTGATTACACCGTTCACTTTTGAGTGCGGCCATAACATCCCAGAGAGTAAGGGTGGCACGACCGACATTGACAACCTGCGGCCAATCTGTGGCAACTGTAACAGGTCTATGAGCAATAGCTACACCATCGACGAGTTTAGCAACATGTCCAAAAGAGCATCTCATTTGTTCGAATGTTTTCGGTTTAAAAAGAGTGCGACAAACTAGTTTAATGAAGTGGCTCGGGGTCAATCTGAATGACATCGAGACTACTTTTACGCGTGGTATGGCTCGCTTTACCGGTCTGAAGTTTCAGATTCCGCGCGGGCTCTGCCAGTACGGTCTGAGCGAGTACAAGTCTATTAATATCGAGATTGGAAACAAGGCGTTTATCAACTGGTGGCGCGAGATGGAGACGAAGCTGTGCGCGGCCGAGCCGTTCAACTCGAACCTGAAGGGGTCGAGCCTGCGCATCAAGGTGGAGGATGGCACGCCCGTCTTTGACGCGCAGCGCAACTATGTAGGGTCGTACACGACAGCCGGGGAGGGGGCCGGCAAGGAGATGTCGTGTCTGATTGAGATTACAGGTGTTTACTTTTTCAATAATCAGTACGGGTTCACTGTCAAGTGCTCCCAAATTATGGTCTATGAGGACCTACAGGCTGCGGCCGAGGCTGAAGAGGAGCCTATCGTGCCCGTATCGAAGTGCGCTCTTCTCGAGGATGACTAGCGACGACGAGTGTAAAAGGGGACTGGTGGCAAACCGCGACCACCCTGATTGAGGCGCAAGACGCGTGCCGGCAGCTGCTGTACGTAACGCGGAATACCCGGCTGCTGGTAGTAGTAATATTGGGCGAGCCCCCGCTGCACAGGAGCTCTGTAGAAACGACGGAAATTCCTGTTGTAATAACTTGTCGGAGTACCGCGTATGCGTGAGAAACGGTGCATGTACGTATTTTGTTGTTTAATCTGCTGAAGCAGACTATTTTGCTGACTTTTAATGAGCTGACGCAACTCGCGCGCATTGTTCTCGCTTCGGCGCGACCGGTTGCTCGCTAGATTCTGAATCGCCTTGAGTTTCTCTTTAAGCTGCTTGTACCGCATTGTTATAGACTTTGCTGGCAGAGCCGGTGGCGGTGATTCTTTTTTTGGAAATTTCATAGGTGACGTGCCAATACTCCTTGTTGGGAAAAGTACTCTTGGTTTAACATTTACAAATTTTCTTTTTGTAGAAGGCCGTCTTCTAGTACTAGGAATTGTCCCACCTCTTGTCATACGTGGTGAAAGAAAATTTTGACCGAGCCTCATAGTCACAAACCTATATACGTCGGCATAATTTCTTTTTATATTATTTCTTGATAGACCCTGGCTACGCAACTGCTTATATCTGTTAACAGCTGTTTCATAAGTTACGTTATTCCTATTTGGTGTGGAACTCGACATCCTACTCTATTTAAAGAAAATTACTTGGACCCGTAGATTTTGCGCGCCTCTGTCAGAAGCTTACCCTTGATGAGCACAAAGCCGCCAGCCTCCTTCTTCGTCATGTCACCCGACTTGACGAGCGCCTTCTTGGCCTTTGCGACCGCCTTTATCCAGGGGTTGGCCTTCTCCTGCTTGGACTTGGTGACGGAGACAATTTCACCCTTGGGGTTCTTCTTCAGGGTAGGGTCACCCTGGTGGAAGCGGACAGCTCGTGATTCAACCATTGTTATATTACACTGAGAAAAGTTTCGCCACCTTGCGGATGGAGATGGTGCTCTTGGTCTTGGGCACCGACCCCGCGAGTCGCTCGTCGTTGAGCACCTCTGCTGATACCTGCGCCTTGTGCCCCTGGAGGTCCATGATGCTCTGCTCGACACTCGGTAGCTGCTCCGTCCCCGCGTACACCAGCTTGCGCACGTACACCTTGCCAGTCTGACCCGTACGGTGAGCGCGGCCGATAGCCTGCAGCTCCGTCGCCGGGTTCCAGGCTGGGGTGGTGATGTAGACGCGGGTCGCCTCCTGAAGGTTGAGACCCACACCACCCGCCTTGATTTGGATGAGGAAGATGGCACCGCTGCTGCTCTTTTTGAAGGCGCCGATGCGGTACTCACGCGCCTCCTTGTCCACGCTGCCGTCTATCCGGTACACCTCGCAGTTGTACTCCTCGAGCCGCCGCTGAATCTCATCCATCTCGCCCATAAACTGGGTGAAGACTAGCGACTTTTCCTTGGGGTGCTCGCTAATCATCTTGAGCAGCGCCTCAACCTTGGCCGACTTGCCGCACCACTGCTCAGCCACCGTCTCCTCTTTTTTGGCGATGCCGTTCAGGTACAGCTGCGGCCACGTCATCACCTGCCTGACACGCAGCAGGCACTCCAGAATCTCCATCTGGTGCGTGCCCTGCGTGCCCGCCTGGAAAATGTCCCGCACTATGCCCTGGGCCGTCATGAAGACATCCTGGTAGAGGTCGCTCTCCTCAGAGGTCATAGCGAGCTCTACGTTCTGAAAGTCGCACGGCGGCAGCTTGAGCCGCTCGTTCAGGTCCTCCTTGGTGCGCCGGATGACGTACTTGGCGCGAACCTCGGGCAGATAGCACTGCACGTGCGACTTGTGGATGCCCAGAATACCGCACAGGTTCACAAAGTCCTTGACCGAGTTGAAGATGGGCGTGCCAGTCACCAGCCACTTGATAGGAGCGCGCAGCGCCAGAACAGCCACACCCGTCTTGGACTTGTTGTTGCGAACCTCGTGCGCCTCGTCCAGGATGATACGGTCCCAGCCCACCTTTTGGAGCTGACCGTCGCGCACGACTGAATAGGGCGCGACTACCACAGTCTGCCGAGCCGCGTCAAACTCGGGCACCTTGCGCTTGGTGCCGTCATAGGCGAGTGCCTCCATGTGTGGGGTGAACTTCTGAATCTCCGAGACCCACTGGGACACGATAGACTTGGGCACTATGACCAGCGTGCGCGACCGGGGGTTGGTGCACATAGTCGCCAGAAGCTGGACAGTCTTACCCAGACCCATCTCGTCGCATAGGAAACCGCCAGGGTAGTCAGAGGCGGTCTCGCGCTCCACGAGCCACTTGACACCGTCGTGCTGGTACGGTGCGATAAGACGCGTCTTGAGGAGAGCCATGACAGTTGTTTTTGGTTTGAACTCTGCCTCGGGTCTCAGGACACTGGAGGGAACATCGCTTTTTTTTATCGGCCCATAGTAGTGATGGCTGATTTAGGCGGTTTACCTCCATTAAGACCTCGAACTGGCCCTGGCCCCAACGCGCCACGTGGAGTAAATTCAGGTAATGGCCCTGGCCCTGGCCTCCCCCCGCCAGTGGTACTTGTCACCACGGGTTCCAACGCGCGACCACTACCTGTCACCACAGGTTCCAACGCGCCACCGCCTCCACCGGCTAACGTGCAAAATTATGGAAAGAATATTATTAAAAGAAATAATAAATATTTTTATAAACATGAAAGAGGTAATTTTGAAATAAAAAATATTGGAATTATTCGTAGTAAATGGGTGGCTACTATCACCCCGACAAACAAAATTTCATTTAATCGTTCGGATAATGGCACTGGCAAACCTTTTTTTAAACGCATCAACAATAAAAATAATAATTCTAAAAATAAAGAAAAGATGAATGCAGCACCTGCAGTGGGTGAGAATTACACCTCTATGAATGTGTTCAAGCTGCTTAACAAATATAAGAACGTGCGCAGCAAGGAGAGTCGTGAGGCTCTGGAGAAGGCGATAAACTCAAAGCTTAATCAGGCCGTCTCCAACCTAAAGTACAAGAATACTTCGTATCGTATTACCCAGTACGGTGTGATTCTGCGAGCCCTCCATGCCCGGCCCAACTTCCCAGGGCGTTCGATTATTATCGGCTCTATCCGTGATAACATTCGGCGCGCCGCCAAGTCGAGCAATGCCAAGTACGAGATGGAGCGCATCCGGGACAACCTGAAGATGAGCTTGTTGCCTATACGCGACCGCAACATCCGGGAGACTTTCAACAAGGAATTTAAAATTATCAAGAACCGTGAGCGGCGGTATGAGAATGCGTACAGTGGTGAGCGTGAGCGCAGACGTAACAATGGTGGCGGTGGCTTTTTTCCACCACCCCGCCGGTACAACAACATGGGGCCCCGGTACAACATGGGTGGTCCGGCGGCTCCCCGGTACAACGCAGGCCCAGCTCCCCGGTACAACGCAGGCCCCCCTCAAGCAGTGCCACAGCCGGTATTCAATATTACAGGCGCGGCACCTCCACGCATCAACCTGCCACCGGTCAACATTGGCACAGCAGCAGCGCCCGCGTCCAATCGAACTGGTGCTCTACCGGTCAATCTGCCAGCCAACGAGGCTACCGCTCTCAGACAGATGGGCGGTGTGAATGCAGCCGCGAACAAGATTAACCAGGCGGGCGGAGCGACCAACGTGGCCAAGACTGCCAACGCTCTGCAAAAGGCGGGCGGCAACCAGAACCGCGCCGTGACAGAGTTTGGCGCTGACCCGAAGGCAATCAAGCTCGTCATAGAAATTGCCGGTCCAGCCAAAAACTATAACAAGGTGAACAATGCACTGAATGGTCTGAATAAGGTGGCGACAAAGATTCGCCGCAAGCGCAAGACCGTCTCGACCAAGGTGGTGCGCCACAAGAAGAAGCGTGTGGTGACCCCAGCCAAGAAGAAGCGTGTGGCCAAGAAGAAGCGCGTGACGGCACCAGTCAGAAGGGGCGTGGTTCGCACTGGCGAGCTGAACAAGCTGCTGCACGCCGTGACCAAGAACACCATCGAGCGCCGGATGAATAACGCCAACCTGCTGAATAAGGTGTACACCAAGGAGCAGCTGGCCAAGATTTACAAGAATTTCCTCACCGGGAAGAATTTGAAGAAATGAGGCAATGTTCCCTTCAGTATAAGGACTGACAGGGCTAAACCAAAACACAAACAGCCTTCGACATGGAGATGAATACGTTCCGGTTTATCATGTCGCTTAACGAGACGAAAGAGCTTTACCCAGAGTCGTCGTGGGTCCGCATCTCCACCATCACTATGAATGCAGCCTATCCACAGGCTGTCAATATCGAAAAGTTCAAGTCTGAGTTCAAGCCCATGATGGGCTGGACCATGTCTGAAAAGCCCGACAAGAAGTTCTACAACTGTGTGGTTATCATCAGCAAGGATATGTACACTAACAAAAATGTAAAGATTTTCCCAAATGGCACTATCCACGCGACTGGTTGCTGCGATTTGGCCGACACGGTCCGGATCGCGAAGCGGGTATCGACCGTCATCAACGCGGTGACTGGTCTGAACTTGGAGATTCCGGTCGAGAGCATCCAGACTCGTCTTATCAACACCGGTTTCTCTGCCAACAGCGTGCTGAACTTGCACACGCTCTACCGCGAGTTTCGGCGCGACCCAAAGTTTACTGTCGAGTGCAACACGGAGCGCTACTCGGCCGTCAAGGTGAAGTTCACACCGGTCGAGGGTGACAAGAAGGTGACCATTAGCCTGTTCTCCACAGGCAAGATAGTGGTGGTGACGGGCGGCGGGCTGAACCTGATTGCGGCAGCCTACAGGATGGTCAACGACAAGCTGACGGAGTTTGGAGCCAAGGTGGAGCCGGTGGTCAAGGTGGAGCAGTACCCAGTTTTTATGGGCTACGAGTTTTCTCAGTGGGTGCCGATGCTCAAGCGCCGCGGAATAAAATCTTTCTAAATATTAAATGTCTCAGCGTCTGGGACCCGCCAACGGCCGGTGCATTACGACCTATGATGGACACCGCATTGTGGATGATGTAATTATGATGAAAAATGGAATTTCTTACCAGGATAACTTTTCGTACCGTCAGTTCCTCCAGTCCGCCGGGCCCGACAAGGTGCTCGGCATGCTCCCACTGCCCAACTCAGCATGCGATGCCCCCCTGGGCTTCCCCCTCGACAACGGCAACCCCATGCCACGTGGCCGCCAGAACCTCATCAAGCCCTGGACGGAGTGAAGCCTTCCTTTATTTCAAGAGAAGGAGGGCCAAAGGCCCTCAGCGAAGCCTTCCTTTCTTACAGGAAAAAGGACCTTCGGTCCTATAGTTAAAACTTAAAGACTACTAAATTGTATGAAGGTTGTCATTGACGGGAACATCGGTTCTGGCAAGACGACCCAACTAGACCTCCTCGAAAAGGCGGGCTGGACTGTTCAGCGCGAACGGATTTCAGAATGGCCTCTCGACAAGTTCTACGAAGACCCCTCCAGGTGGTCTTTTCTGATGCACATGGCTGTCCTCAAGTCGCTGAGACCTATAGAGGGGGTGATTCACGAGCGCTGTCCGCTCAGTACAGCTCACGTCTTCTGGAAGGCGATGCTCGACAAGAACCTCGTGACCAAGGAGGAGAATGATGTATTCATGCACTACTACGACAGGTTTGGGTGGTGTCCAGACCTGTACATCTTCCTGAGCAAGGATCCCAAGACTGCCTGGGAGCACATCCAGTCACGGCACCAGGCTGGCGACTCGGGCGTCACCCTCGAATATCTAGAGGAGCTCGACATGTACTATAAGCGCATGCTCACCAATGTACCGTGTCATGTGTTTGTGGTCAACGCCAACAGGGAACCAGCCGCAATTCATAAACAAATTTTAGAATATTTGTCCAAAGAAGGGAATGTCAGACAGAAGGATGTCCGCCCGAAAGAATGTACAAATATGTGTAGTGTGTCTTAACAAAGTTACTAGGTTCGATAAGAGACTCAAGTGCAAGCACCTGTTCCACCAGCGGTGCATCCTCACCTGGTACGAGTCCTCCATCGAGTGCCCCGTCTGCCGCATGGAGCAGGACGACGACCCCTTTGTCGTATTCAGGATGAATGTCGAGGCCAACCTCAAAGAAAAGCAGGATGAAATTACGAATAATTATAAAGAAGTTATTCGGGGTCTCGAGATTGAAAACATGTCGATGCGGCGCCGACTAACACGATAGTAAAAATATTTCACCATACCAATGGAAGGCCGCTGCGGACAGCCAACAAAGTTGGGGAGCCCCTGCCAGAACCGGGTCAAAGTCGAAGGTCCGTGCAGATGTCACACAGAAGACAACCAATGTTCTGTGTGCTTTTCAAAAATGGCTCAGGGCACACGCACACTCGACTGTGGACACACGTTCCACGCGAGATGTGTCGACAGGTGGAAGTACACCTGCGCCGGTGGAACCCCCACCTGTCCCATGTGCCGAACTCCATTCGATGTTCCCCAGTACAGGGTCATAATCACCATTCAAAGTGTCGGTGAAGGGACTGAAAGTACACAAGAGGTGCCAGTCGAACAGGTGACACGTCTTGTAAACGAATTGGGGCTTGACTTGCGCACAATAGACTCAAACACGCGCATGGATGTCGCATTCGATGTCGAACAAAATGAAGACCTCAGAGAAGTCCTAGAGAGCCTTGGTATTCTTCACTTTACGCTTCCGTAGAACCGGCTTGGCCTTTGGCTTGGCCTTTGGCTTGTTTTTGTTCATATTGAGGAGCTGTCTAATAATAAAGTTGGGGTCCGACCGGAAGTTCTTGCCATTCTTCCGGTTCGAATTTGCCCCAGTATTGGCCCGACCGCGTCTGACTGCGTACGCAGAGCAGAACTGCGTGTAGTGAAAGCCAGGGTGGTACACCTTCGCCGCCTTTATCGGGTCATAAATAGTCTTACCATTCGCGTCCACAAGTTGTGGACCTGTCCCCCACCCCTGCTTGTGACTCCACAGATTCACCTTGAATTGCAGCACCATACCAGGCATCATCGACACGTTGCTCTTGGTACGTACAATCTCATTGTTCCGATTCAGAGATTGCAGTGTGCGCATGTTGTTCGAGTTGGCGATCCGACCGTTATTGAGACTGCGCGGCTTGGTGGCTTTCGCCATGGCATCAGTGATTCGCTTTACCGGTACCCGGAAGAAACGCGCCAGACCCAGCGGCTTGTCCCCTGCGCGCGTGCGGTACCGGACAGCATTGTTGTGCTTGTACCAATGAAAGTCGCCCGTGCTGTTGCCAAAGTCGTTGCGTGGTGCGACGAAACACATCACCTTGTAGAACCCCGGCTTGCACTTGGCATACGGATTATCCATCTTGTACACATTTCTCGGGTTGTCACCCAGAACACGCTTCACGATACCGTTGCACTTGGTGAATGTCAGGTTGTTCGCGAGCAATTTTGGGTTATTTGCACCGTCACCCGGAACAGACTTGGCTGAGCGTACCGAACTGTAGCTGTCAAATGCATAGTCATAACAGTTACAGTGGGTCCGGCCCGTAGTTCCCCAAGGGTCCCATGTAAAGGTGGTCGCATCCAGGTCCTCTGGGTGAACCCGGACCATTACTTATTTTTACAAAATATTTTCTTTATAAATTATAAATGTACGGAATCTTTCGCGCAAAGACACGCCAGGAGCTCATCCGGGAAATTCTTTTTTTTATAATTTATGTGATTCTACTGATGTTCATCCTGCGCTACCTCTGGAATAACGCACTGGTCAAGTATACGACTGTCCTCAAGCCGGTCGATTCTCTCTTCCAGATGTTTGTGCTGGCACTGGCCATCGGCATGTTCAGAGCCTGAAGGTTTTCATATTTTCATATTCTCCGCGATATTATTAAAGAAAACGCCAGAGCCAAGGCCAAGACCCACAACCATACCGATGCCCATGAAGACATAGGCTGGTACTGGGCTCTTGCCCTCCTTGCGCGCACCTGCGAGCATACGCATACCAATCAGGAAAATTGTCAGACCTATAATCATGAATATAAGCTGGGCGGAAATGGAACCTACACCCAGCCCAAAGCCCGCCTTGGCATAACTCTTAAACGTCGTCATCTTTTATATTTTATAAATATTTTTTTATAAAATATACCATCCCTGTCCCTGTACAGTCGGTCCAACCACCACCTCTGTATAAAAATAATTTTATCAATATCTTTTTCTATCGTACCATCTGGCTGGAGATACATGTCTTCACCCAGAGGGTTGAGTTTCCTAATTTTGTATCTGGTGTGCTCAAACTCACTTCTGTATACGTCTTTCATAAAATTATATTTTATAAAATTATATTTTATAAATTTTCTGTATATCCAACGTACGTCTCACCATTCATGACAGTGGTGGGGAATGATGTCACGAAACCGGGGCACTGACCCGACTTGCAATCTACAAAATTATATTTAAAATTATTTTTTTTAAAATGGTCCTCCTGCTTGGTGCACCATGGGCAGCCGGGGGAACCGTACATGGTAATGTCGGCTGTAAAGTCTGAGACGGACACCTCACGCTTGAGCCACAAGAAAATGACCAGGGCTACAAGCGCCGCTATGATGAGTCGCTTGACCATTACTTATTGTTGCGGAAAATTTTATTGGCGATACTCACTTTGCTGCGCAGACCAGTGATGTTCACGCCGTACTTTGTGGCTATATTCTTGAGGTAGGACATCGACACGCCCGTGCCGTTCACGTACGACAGACGCCCCTTGTTGCCTTCAATCTTCATGCGGCCAGTCTTGGGCGTGTATGACGTCCGGTACTTGGAGCGGCGGTTCGCCTTCTTAGAACGTTCCATCATTGAGGCCAGTCTTGGTGATACTGGCGTCGGGGGCTTTCTCGGAGAGTTACGGGGTGGTGTCGGCGTGCGGAGGCGCAGTGGCTTTGGCGGCGAAGGCTTCCGGTTGGCTGCGATGGCTTTACGGATAGCCTCGTTTACGATTTTACGGGCGGCCCACCGAGCCGGTGAATTCTTAGCCACCGTCCGCGTGTTACGACCTGGTCCGTTCATTTTCATGTATGTGCGCGGGACCGGCACCATGCGAAACGTCTCACGCTCGACCGGGGCGCCACGCGTCTTGGCCACATTCTTAACCAGGACTCCACGGGTGCTTGTGTTCCCGCGAGCCTTGACCATGTAGGCTGCACGGCTCCGCGGGGTCAACTTGAGGAATGAGCGCGGTGAAAGTTTCATGTTTTTATAAGGCGAGAATTTTAATTTTTTGGGAGATGTTCTGTTCCTACTGACAGCCTTGCCCGCCTTTTTGCGCGAAGACGTCTTGGGGCGCTTGCTACCTCCATTGTTGGCAGGTGTCTTTACAGAATTTGGTGAGACGACCGGGTTGTTTCGGCGCGAATTCATCAGCTTCTTGATAATGGCGCGCGTGCGAGGTGTCGTAGTCATGTTGTTGTGCAGCTTTTCGATATTCTTTGTACTTTTGAAGATGGCGTCTTGCTTACGCTTGATTTCACCTGTATTCATTATATTTTGGATAAACTTCTTCGGTGACAGGACATATGGGTCTTTGACGATATCAGTGAGACCTGATAAGCCCGGATAAGGGATGCCGTACTTGAGGCGGCTTTCGCTGATGTACGTGCTGTTGCTGCCGATGTACCCTGCCGGTAGGTGCTTCTCGATGAATGCAAGTGCCTTGGGGTATTTGGAGCGACCGCCGTGAACCTCCATCCATTTGTGCATCTCATTCAGGAACAGGTGCATGTCGTATCGACTGCTTGTCTTGGGCCCTATACCGAACTTCCCTGCATGCTTTGCACCATTCACAAGAGGGTTCGAACCAGCCCCCATGCTGGCCCACCCAAAGTCGTTCAGAACAAAAATTGGAAATTTTGTAAAAGAATTCTGTTTGACCAGGATGTTATCCAGGTGCAAGTCGTTGTGACGGAACGACGGAAGACGCTTGCCGATAAAGAGTAGCATGTGCAGAACCTGACTTATCAAATTCTGCATAAAGGCATCGGACAGTCGGGAATTCATTCTCACCATCCAGTCTGATAAAGAGCCACCCGTAATGTACTCGGTGAATATGACCGTCTGGTCGCTGTAATCAAACAATGATGTATTTTTGTTATTCACGGTCCATGTTGAGGTTGGCACAAAGGTTTTGCACCCATGAATGAGTTTGTACGGCTGTGAGATGTTACCCGGGACTATCGAATACAACTTCTTCTGAATATCAAACTCAATGTCGGCCGTCTGTTTCTTTATCGTCTTGTCATGAGGAGTCACCTTGATAGTGACCGGATAAGTCCCTTTCGGTGACGTGTACGCCAGGAACACAACACCCTGTGAGCCCTTGCCGAGCTTACCCATACCCTTTGTGACAGGTATACGACTGTTCACCATAGTGTACAGCTTGTTCCGGTTTGCCAAAATTGTCGCCTTGTATCCCGTCGCACCATTCGATGCCCGAACCTTCTTGAAAAAGGTTGTATCACACTTAAAGTTTATATTAGATGAGGATACAACAGGGTTCCCTATAGGCGCTGGACGGTAGTAAGGCTTGCCGTTCTTATTTACAAAGGCTATCATCTTTTTGCCGTTAATGATTCGCTCGAATCGGCGCATCCCGGGTGCTTGTACACCTTTCAGGGGTGAGCGCTTCGCCTTGTAACTCGTAGGGTTTTTCACCTTGTTCGGGTTCGCCTTGAGCCAGGCCTTGGCACGACCCTTTGTGACTATGTTTTTGGGAATGTTAATCTCCGTGTTTCCCGCGTTGGTTCGCCGAAACACGTAGTGACGATTGTTACGGTCAGCTATTTTGAAGTGACCATCATTAATCCAATTCATTTATATCTATTACACATATTTTCTTTGTCCCCGCGCACTGTCCCCTACTCCTCGTCCTCGTACTCCTCCTCGTCCTCCTCGTCACCCTCCTCAGCTGGGGCACTCTCCTCGGGGTCGTCCAGGAGCGCGCGCGACGACAGCTTAGCCTGCGAGGCCACCTTGACCTGGACCAGGCGGATAGACAGACCAAAGCCGGCGGGCGTGTTGTAAATCTGGCCCAGCTGGATGAGGGTCGTCACGGTCAGGCCGCGCTTCTCGACCAGCTCATCGGGGTCGATGTCGGTGCCCGTAGAGTCGTAGAACTGCGTCTCAAACTTGTTGCTGTCCTTGTTCCAGATGACGTTGGTCTTCAGGAGGGGGGCGTACTCCGCCTTCTCAGACTGCTGCACAAAGGGCTTGTAGTTGACCATCATGTCCTTCAGGGTCTTCTTGCCGCCGAAAAACTTGGCCTCGTTAGCCTGGATGTGCGCCAGGACAGCCTTGTCCAGCTGGGCAAAAAACGCAACCGCAGCCGGGTCCGTCAGGGACAGAGGCATCTTGTAGTTCTGGACGTTCTTCTTGGTGGTCTTGTCGGCATAGTAGGGCGAGATGCCTACGATAGCCTTCATAGGCGGAAGCTTCAGGAGCACCTTACCACCCTCAGCGCTGTTGAGGTAGACCGCCTTGCCGCCCATCTTGTTCTGCTGAACATCGGAAAACTTGATGGAGGAGGCGGAAAAGTCGGAAAGCTTGTTGATAGTAAGAGAGGCCATTGTGTGTCTGTTCTACTATACACTGTGGTCCAGCGTTTAACTGCCTTCAGGTGAGGCTCGAACTTTTTTCCCAGCCAAATGTAATGAGTGCCCTTAACCTGGCCTTTAAAAAAAGAGAAAAATTATCAAAAGATATACGGAATGCACCCGCTAATCAAAATACCAATGCGTTGTTTAAACAGTGGTCAGCGGCCAATGGAGAGTTACAAAAGGCTCTTCTGAATTATATACCCGACGCTGTACACAACGGAACTAACATAAAAAACAACACAGCTTTAAATGGAATTATAAATAGGTTGGCTCAAAACAACAAATATACAAAGTTTGTTGGGCCACTTATCACAAGGTTCAAAGGTTTGAAGACACGCTATCAAAACAGTTCAGCCACTACACCCAACTATTCGGGCTCTCTTAGCTCTATTCTCCAAGTCTTAACTAATAATGGTGTGAATGTGAGTGCGGCACGTGAAGTTGTTAATTCAAATGCAAATATGTCCACTAAATTTGAAGCAGTTAGTCAAGCACTCACAGCAGCACTGGCTGCGAAAAAGACCGCTAACGTAGCGAAGAATTCCTTGCTCGCTGCGGCGCGTGCTAATATAGAAGCAAAGCGGTTAGCCTCTGCGAACAAAAATAAGCAAATAGAAGCTAAAAATAAGGAAATACGAGGAAAAAATAGGTTCATTTTAAGATTACAGAATTCAATAAGGACAGCCAAGGCGGAGGCTTCTGTCGCGCGGGCGGAGGCGGCACGTGCCAGTGTAGCGGCGCAGCAGCATCGTAACAGCGCAGAGCTCGCAGAGGGTAGGGCACGAGGAGCAAATGCCGCGGTCAAAGAGGCACAGAACAGAGCTAAAGCTGCAAATGCAAAGGCGACGGCTGCGGTAGAAGCCAAGATAGCAGCAGAGGCTGCGGCACGGAATGCAAGTGCGGCGAACAAGACGAGACTGGAACGTGAGGCGGCAGCAGCACAAGCAGCAGCCACGGCGGCTTTAAAGGAGGCGCGAAATGCACATGCCGCAAACAAAGCGGCAGCGGCGGCAGCGTTAAATGAGGAAAAAAGAGCACGTGCCGCAAACAAAGCGGCGGCGAATGTGGCAGCAGCTGCTGCGCAGAAGTTACATGCGGCAGAAGCAACAAAAGCACGTGCCGTAGCACTGGCCGCAGTAGCACGTTCCATATCGGCACAGAGAAAGGCAAACAGAGTGACGGAAGCCGCTGCCAAAAATCTTGCAAACCGAAATGCCCAAGTAGCAGCTGCCAAAGCACAAGTAGAGGCCGAAGCTGCCAAGGTGACGGCGGCGGTAGAAGCCAAGACGGCGGCAGAAACTGCAGCACGGGCAGCACGGAATGCAAATGCTGAAAACAGGGCGGGCCTAATGCGAGCAGCTGCCACGGCGGCGCAGATTGCAAACAGGGCGCGGCAAGAAGCCAATGCCGCCAGGGAAGAACACGCTAGAGAAAAGGCGAAACTTGAAGCCCGGGCTACTGCAGCTAATGCTTCTGTGGCTGAAAAGGAGGCTGCTATAGCGGCTCTTAATGCTGAAAAAAAGGCTCTTCAGACTGAAAAAAATAGATTAGAGAACCTAAACAGGGCAAAGGTGTCACTACCAAAAGTAAATCAAGCAAGTCAAGTTGGAGCATCTTCAACCGCCATTAATAAGCTTCCTACTGGGCTTCCGCGAGCGCAGAGCCTAACAACCGAGGCCAACCGTCAGAACTGGAATAAATTTACAAGAAATGCAGGAAAATACATGCGTCAAACTGGACAGTGGAAGAGTGGTCAGTTTAATAAGAAAATTGCAAGAGGTATTAAAAATAACAGGAATAACCCTATTGCACAGGAAGTACTGAATGCCGAGTGGAACGTTCACAAGGCAAATAATCCTAATAAAATAAAGGCGGCACGTGCCAGATATACCGAGGCACAAAAGGCGTGGGAAACTAGCAAAAATAACATCACGAAACAGCAAGGATTTTATAATGCATATAAAACATTTAAATATATAAAAAATTATGCCAAAGATACCAGTCTAAATACAGTTATAAAGAGAGCAGCAGGTGCCGCGATCGGAAATTCACAATTCGAAACGAATAGCAAGAAGACCGTTACTAACGGGGTTATAAATAGTATTAAAAATACAAATATTAGAAATAGATTGAAAGAAATGATAAAGATTCGTGATTACAAAAAATTTCTAAGTAATAATACTATCAAAAAACGCGCCAATCTAAAACAGCAATATAATGATGCTGTAAAGTACCTAAGTAACAAAAATTTTAACTTTTCAACATTTGAGACAAAAATGAGAGTTCTTCAGAATGCTGCCCGTGCACCCGTACCAGCTCCCAGTCGTCCGGCTCCACCACCCCCGGCGGCAGCATATACAAAAACAAATAACAGAATTTATCATGTTACTGCACCCACTAATTTTGCAGGTATTGGTAGCGTTTGGACTAAAAATGGATATGGCTTTATAAAGGAACCACTTACCAACAAATATCGACCAATTATGAGCAGGGTGGCAACTAATGTGATATATCACCCTAATAAACAAAATAAAACTAAGGAGGTTAAGGTTAAAGCTTATCTAATTGGTAATGCCAACGCTAAACTTACAAATACATGGAACAACCTGAAACTTAATTCAACACCACTCCCGGCTCCAGCTCCAGCCAATATTAGGCTAGGACCAAATCGTCAAAGAGCAAACCCTAAACTAAAAACATATCTCTTGGAAAATCTAACTGGAGCAGGGAAGCGTGGACAGAGACGTGAAGTTTTGTGGTACAATTCTAAAAATTCGTCAAAAAGACCACTCGGTGTAACTAATCTATATAATAAAGGAAATCAATATGGATATTATGCTTGGGTAAAGGGTAAATTTAGACCACTCAAAGCTACTACAAAAAATACACTGAGAAATACATTGACAGCATCTATTAATATGAATAACAAAAAGGCATTCGGTCAAAAAGGTAGTAAAAGTATTCGGCCATTCTAAATAAAATAATTTTCTCGGCCTAAATTAAATGTTCCGTTTCCTGCTGGCCGTTGCCCTCTTCTTCATTATTGCCAACCCGGCCCTGTTCAAGCTGACCGGCAAGATGTTCGGCCGCATGATCGCCAGCCCAGAGGGTCTGCCCACACAGGCTGGTGTGCTCCTGCACGCCCTGGTCTTCGTGATCGCAGGCCGCCTCGTTGGCCGCTTCTCTCGCTACGCAGACGAGCCCGAGATGTACGAGGAGGAGGAGAAGTACGAGGAGGAGTACGCCGACGAGCCCGCCGAGATGTACGAGGATGAGTATGCCGAGGAGACCAGCGAGTACACCCTGACCCCAGGTGCCTATTAAAAAAAAGTAGACTATAAATAAAGATGGGTGGCCGCGCGTTCCTTACCTTTATCCTGTTCTTCCTGATTGCTAACCCACTCACCTACAAGGTGACCCGTAAGGTGTTTGGCGGAATCGCCAGCACAGACGGTATGCCTACCCAGGTGGGCGTGCTGCTGCATGCGTTTGTTTTCGTGATGCTTGCGGGTTTCCTGATGCGTCGTTACAGCCGCTATGTCCCAGGCACTCTCCACCCGGGCATGATTGGTGGCGGTTCTGCCTCAACCGGTGGATACATGGCATTGGCTCCCCACGGCCACAAGCAGAAGTAGAGCCGAGGGCATAGCCCTCGTGGAACGGAGAGAGGACCTTCGGTCCTCGACTCAGAACTCTTCATCGAATCGAACTGAATCACCCTCTTCAACCATACGTTTAGAATAATCACCGACGCGCTTTTCAAAAAAGTTGGTCTTCCCCTCCAGTGAGATGGTCTCCATCCAGGCAAAGGGGTTTTCGGCGCCCCATATGGGTGCCTCGCCGAGCTGCTTCATGAGCCGGTCACCAACATAGCGAATATATTGTTTCATTTGTTCGGCATCCATGCCTATAAGTCTGCATGGAAGCGCCTCCGTAATGAAGCTCTCCTCCGTCTCGACCGCCGTCTGGACAATTTTATGAATATCCTTGCTCGGGCACTTCTCTTGGAGGTGCTTGTATAGCGCCACTGCAAACTCGAGATGCGACCCCTCGTCTCTGCTGATGAGCTCGTTGCTGAAGCACAGCCCGGGAAGTATTCCACGCTTCTTCAGCCAAAAGATGGCGCAGAAACTTCCCGAAAAGAAGATGCCCTCGACGCACATGAATGCAATCAGGCGGCTCGCAAAGGGTGCATCGGACCCCATCCACGTCAGGGCCCAGTCAGCCTTGTCCTTGACAGCAGGGGACGTCTCGACTGCTCGGAAAAGCCTATCCTTCTCCGCCTTGTCCTGGACCAGCTTGTCAATCATGAGCGAGTACGTCTCGCCGTGGATAGCCTCGTTAAATCCCTGGTAGGCATAGAACGAGCGAGCCTCTGAAATCTGAACCTGGGACCCAAAATTTAGGTTGATGTTTTCCATGACGATACCGTCAGATGCGGCGAAGAATGCCAGAACCATCTTGATGAAGTGCTGCTCGTTATCATTTAGGGTTGCCCAATCATTGAGGTCCGCGCCGAGGTCAATCTCCTCAGCTGTCCAGAACGAGCCGACCGCCTTCTTATACAGTGCCCATAGGTCTGGGTACTGGATAGGAAATGTAGTGAAACGATTTATTGTCGGGACCAGGATAGGGTCCGCCATACTTTAAATTTAAGTTATACTTTTATCTGATGTTCATGGATGGCCACTTGTTGAAATTGTGGTACCGTGGCCCGTCGCTCGCCTGAAAAGCAGTCGATGGCCTGGGGTATGTAGGGGTCGTCGGCAGAAAAGGTGCACCATACCCAGATGATGTCGCCGGCGTGAGGTCGCTATTCATACGGGCCAGGCTCGCCTTGATGCGCTCAAGCTGTCCTGCGTCCATTACTCTTTTTGTTTATTTTTTTTAAGGTTCCAGTGGAGGTGGAGGTAGTTGCGGTCGTTCTGGGTCTAAAGCGGCTCTTAGCATTGACAAATTATTTTGAAGTTCATCGGTATTTGTATTTATAAGTCTTCCATATTGTGCTTTTATGGGGTCACCATTGGGCAATGCGTTAATCTCCGTCTTAAGTTTACCCCTATTTGCTAGTTCATTTTTTGCTCCTAAAGCGGCTCTTACAGCTGTGTAATCTACTGGTGCTGCCGGTGCTACTGGCGCTTCCGGGGCAGGTGCGCTTGGGAAGAATTTATCCTTTACAAGTGACCCAGTGAATATCAACACGCTCAAGCCAATCATGACGTACATGACGATTTCACCTGGGGCCACCTTGGGTGGTGGTGCTGGCTTGCCTGGCTTGGGTGCCGGCTTGAGCTTCTTCTGGCTCTTGAGCACTGCAAGTATAATGATTGACGCGAGCAGAAGGCCTGCCGAGCCGATTCTCGCGTAGCTAAGAGATTGGTCTGGCTTTCTGAACAGGGTGGCTGTCTTGGTGAGACCAGCGCTGGCATACCCCGCGGCGACACCGGCCGCAGCTGCCGCACGTCCCTTCAGAGTCAGTCCAGCCAGTGCGGTTTTTATAGCTGGTAGATTTTGGGCATTTTGAAGAGCTTGCGGTGCTGGGTTTAGTTCTCTAATTGCGACTTTAGCAGCCTCCAATCTCTGACCATTGACATTGTTTCCTACATAGGATGCTTCCAGTGCTTTAGTTACAGTTGGATACTTGTTAGCAAATGCCCCCTTGATAGCATCTTGCTTTTTGTAAGCCGCCCCGCTTAGGATAGCAACACCGCTGATGGCCAAGAGTACACCCATTGCAATGTCGCGCTTCTTCTGTACGGCCGGGTTGCGTTTCTTACCGTTCATACCCTTGTCGATAGCCAGACCCAGACCAGTCACACCCGACCCTGTAATCAACATGATACCACCCAGACTTGCCGTCTTTTCAACGTTTTCGGCTGTGAGGGCTGGTGCATCAAACTTCCAAAGTGGATTTCCACCTTCAGCTCTGTACTTGATACCCAGAGCCGCTGTGATGCCAGCAGTTATCAGGGCTACTGCAGCAAGGGCATATGTTGCCTTGCGACGCTCGTCTTGCTGCTTGGAATTGAGTTTTCTGAATTTAATTTGAGTATCAGCCCCAAGACCAACTGCTGAAATGGTTGTCATCAAGGCTGTCAGAAGAGACCCCCAGAATATTCCCTTTATAAATAGGTTCGGGGCTTCAGGGGTGAGTTTAGTTACTCCATAAAGCATGACAGCAATCGCGAGAGCACCAAGAGGCAACGCAATAGCGGCCGCCACCCCCGGTGACATCTTCGACTTGGTACCTGGTAGAGACACAGCAGGTGCGCTTGTCGGTGGGTTACGAGGGGGTACAGGACGGCCCGCCGGACCACCCGCCGCCTGCCAGGCTGCCTGCAAAGACGCCTGATTTGCTGCCTGCAAAGCAGTCCTGAGCTGGTCAATCGGAATTCCAGACTCTCTCGACAGCTGCTGGAGCTGGTAGTCAGTTATACCCACACCGCTCTGCGCATTTCCTGAAAAGATGCACTGGAGCAACTGGTCAGCCGTGAGATTCGCCGCAGAGCAGCTCTGCGAACCGGGTGCGAATGTGGTGGGTGTTGTGGGTGTTGTGGGTGTTGTGGGTGTTGTGGGTGTTGTGGGTGTTGTGGGTGTTGTGGGTGTTGTGGGTGTTGTGGGTGTTGTGGGTGTGGTGGGTGTTGTGGGTGTTGTGGGTGTTGTGGGTGTTGTGGGTGTTGTGGGTGTTGTGGGTGTTGTGGGTGTTGTGGGTGTGTTCATAGGGAAACCAGCCTGAGTGCAAGCGTTTATTTGTGCTGCATTTATGCCTGGGACACAGGTGGTCGCAGATGGAATAAAGTTTGCAAGATTTCCAATTACATTTGTTAATCCCTGGATAGCTTGTGCTCTTCTTTCTTCACCTCGGTTGAAATAATATCCAGCAGTGACTACGTTGTCCCAGTCACCGGTGAATGCACCACCAGAGCCCTTGCCGGCGGCTGCGTTAGTCGCCCCGACACTTGTGTTTATATTTTTGAAAAGATAGTACGAGCCCGTACCGATGCCAGCGCCCGTGAGCAGGCCCGACAGGAGGCTGACGAAGACGCCCGGGTTGCCATACCCTGACGCCTTACCGATATTCGATATGATAAAGGCTGCCAGGAAGGCCCACACAATACCAAACACGATAGAAATCTTCACCGGATTTGATGGAGTTGGTGGCATTACTATATTCAGATAAAATAAATTTTCAATAATAAAGCATGGAGCGCCTCGTAAAGCGGATGAAGATGCATCGGGTCTCTGGGACAATCGTGCACCACTGTGCCCTGATGATAAAGCACCTGGAGCGCGAGGGGCACACAGGGAAGATAGTCAAGGGGTGGTGCATATACGGTCAGGAGGTGTGCACGCACTACTGGGTGGCTGATGAGACAGGAACTGTATATGACATTGGGTATCATCTGGGCTGTATGTACAACCCGGAACTGATGGCATATACACCTCGGTTGTGTGAAGTGGAGCCAGTCGGCCTCGAGTTTGCTGATGCGAACGAAACCGCACTCAAGGCGGAGCACGAGCGACAGTACGAGCTGTTTCAAGAGAACCGCGCGACATTCTGGCAAGAGTCACCGAGTGACGTCCGTAGTTTTAAATTAACTTAACAATTCTACGTATAGGGGCTGGGAGGCCCACTTTGAGGACGCTATACAGCATCTCGAATTGTGCGTTGGCGTTTTTGATTTCGATGCGTTCCAGATGCTTGAAGTCGGGCCGCTCGGTATGCAGCATGGTGATGAGTTTCATGGTATACTCTGGCTTGACATTGGCGAGGTTAACTCCCTCCAGGTTAACAACCGTAATTTCTTTTAAATTTTTTGCAACACAAAACCTCTCCAGGTCGGTGACGATAGGTCGGACTTGGGCGGCAATCTTGTTCGCACCTTCCAGTGTTTCCGGTTGGGACTTCATGTACTCTTTGGCGAGTACCTCGACATATAGGTACTTGCCATCAGGGTAAAACTTGAGGAAATTACACTGGGCCATACTAATTTATTTCTTTTTATTTTTAACTGGGGCTGGGCAGTTCAAAATAAGTAGCGCTCCCGGCAGGTATCGAACCTGCGACTTTGAGGTGCATGTGTCAAGATGCAAGCATCTTTCCTAACAGCCTCACACTCTACCAACTGAGTTACAGGAGCTGAGCGGCACTTTAAGGACTTACTTAGGTCCAGGCAGATGCCAGTGCTCTACGGCGGTGGCGGGATACCCATCCCAAGGTTCTAGGGAGGCTCGAACTCCCATTTCGAGATGGGCACCATCAAAGGGAACTACGTTCCCGTTTTCAGAGTCTCATGTACTGACCATTATACTATAGAACCGGGATTGTTCCAGGTGAGGCTTGAACTCACGACTTCTGGTACATAAGACCAACACTCTAACCAACTGAGTTACAGGAACTTGTACGAGAGTCGACGACTCTCAGTCTGACCTGCCGGAATCGAACCAGCGACCTAAGGATATCCGACTATCCCGCCTTAGAAACTTTGTTTCTACAGTCCTTCGCTCTACCAATTGAGCTAAGGTCAGATGGGGTCTCCCCCAATATATACTTTGACAAATTGTTTAATTGAAGAAAAGTTGGCGAACATTATTGTATTTAGTTCTACAAACTGGACATTTGTTGTTTGATGGTGATTTTGAGAGACATGGTCCACAGAATGTGTGGCCGCACGGGTCGAGAAACTTTTCAACTTCTGTTTCACAGCAGATTGGGCATGCCCGTATTTCCTCGTGCTTATTCATTCCTAGTACCTTTTTGAGTGCATTGCGCTTGCCGAGAATTATCCTTAGGGCAGTCATGTCCTCGGTCAGATTGACTTCAAGCTCGTACTTGTCCAGTAGGGCGGTGTACGCCTCCTTGAGAGATGTGTCCTCGAATGCCTCTGCGTTACGGCGTATCAGCTGAATGTTATCATACTTGCGAGCGATTTTCTGTTTGTAGATGTAGGCCTGTTTGCTGCACTCGCGGTATTCATCCTCGAGCCCTTTCGTCTCTTCGAGCAGATTGGTCCACTCCTCAGGCATCTCGTACTCGATGGGTTGATACTCGGCAAACTGAGGGTCGTCATCGGGGGGTTCCAGCGATGAATAGAGTTCACTCTCGAGTTCACCTTCTATGGGGGCAAAGAACGCCATTCTTAAAAATATAAAAATCTTTTTAAATAATAATATGACCGCGCTCGGCAATCTTCAGAAGGTTCTTATGTTGTCAGCCGCGACCACTTCTATAATCATTGGTCTTCAGGACCTCGGTCAGAAGAACCGTCGTCGGATGCCGCTCGTTCTGAGCAAGTCTCTGCTCCAGCTCATCATCGGTCTGTACCTGTTGTGGTTCTACATGACAGTGATGCACGGCCAATAAATTCTTTTCTTTTTTTTATTAATTTTCATAAAACCTTTGCTGGCATAAGAGAGTCCATCTATAATCTGGTCAATCATATCCCAGTCCTGTGTGTCGTGCAGGACTGCCCGGAGCACATCTATTAAAAATTCTTTTTTATTATTTACATTTTCATTTTCAACTAGATTCATCCCGTGTATGACAGTGTCCATGACCATGCGTGGTGTGTGCATGTGCAGGGCAACCGCCACATCCTGAATTTTTTTTTTATAAATTTCTTTCGAAGCAATCTCGAGCGCCTTGAACACATCACCACCTGACGTCTTCAGTGCATTCTCTGTTATGGCAATTTTCTCCATACTATAGTATATGGGGGCTGAAATAATATTCGGCGTTCTACTCGCCATCCTGTTTACGGTGATTGGCTCTGCGACAGTCTACCAGGCTGTCATGCTCAAAGACCCAGACTCCCAGAAGAGGCTTACGTCGCCACTGATACTCCAGCTGGTCATGGGCTGCTTGTACATCACAATCGGCGTTGCTGTTTTTGGTGCGACAATTCCGGTCGTACAGGGTAAGAATTATGCTCCTCCACAGATAAACAGTAGCTTTTATGTGAAATAAATGAAGCATCTCATCGGGCACGTGGAGGGTGTCCAAATCGAGACTATTTCGCAACTCCAGGAGATTATGGACCTGGTTGCGACAGAGTGCCACTTTACAGTTGTCGGCTCGTCATTTCACCAGTTTGAACCTGTAGGCGCGACTGGTGTTCTGGTACTGTCCGAGAGCCACTTCAGTGCGCACACATACCCAGAGGAATCCAATGTGTACATTGACGTGTTTTGTTGCGCGCCGTCGTTCGACCCCGAGCTGTGCAGCCGCGTCATCCTGAAGCACTTTGGGGCGACTCATGCATCATGGCAGGTGGTCCGACGGGGCAGCTAAGGATTATATTACACGTTAGAGTATGGAATCGAGTGACCGCCAGCGCAAGAAGGAATCTGCCCAGAAGCAGAAGAATTATTCAGTCTATTCTAAAAAGGCGGTTCGGCTAAAGCTTGGTGCTCTTCTTAATGAGGGGTCTAAGCAAAAAACTGTAAATAAGATTTGAGCCCTTGGTTGATTTCTTGGTAGCAGGGTTGTTTGGGTTCGCCGCCCTCTTGCGTGCGTTCAGATGTTTCTTCTGGGCATTCAGGATGGCGACGCGCCTTTTAGCATATGCGCGGTCAAATGCGTTGACCTGGTTGCGATGCTTTTTAAGGAGTTGCGCAATAGTCATATATATGCAGTCAACAATTGATTTTATGGGAGATGAGTCTGTCTGGCAGAGCATTGTTCCAGGTGTTGTTATTCGCCGTAGGCCAGGTGGGCGTCACATACCTCGCTGGCCTACCGCATATTTTATAGATTCGCACTGGACGGCCCAGAAGGCGGGCGAGCCAAACAGGTTCGACCCGTACGACCACTGTCAGAAGCCCGGGACGCACAAGTTTTGCCAGACGTTCTCTATGATGTATCTGCTGGACGAGCTGCCGGCTCACGGCACGTACCGGGAATATGACGCGTGCGCTCTTCGATTTATTCAGAAGGTGATTGAGCAGCTGCCCGAAAATCACCCTGGTTTTAATTACGACCTGAAGAAGAGCGCCTTCCTGGACACTTCTTCGGGCCGTAGCCCTTTTGGGTTTTCCCTTTCGCGTGCGTGACCCAAGTACTGCGTACTTGACGTTTAGTTGGAGAATGCGAGGCCGCCCATGCCGGACTGGATACGCAGGATGTTGTAGTTGATGGCGAACAGCTTCTGGACGCAGTTACCGCAGCCGTTGGGTGAGCCGGCGGTGGAGAAGGCCTGGGACTTCAGGTTGACAGACACCTGGGCGTTGTCAATGCGAGAGAAGTTGCACGTGCCGGTTGGCTGGTGCTCCTCGGGCTTCAGTGCGAAGCTGTACACGTAGATACCCGGGTAGGGGGTACCGGTGTGGTACTGCAGGGGCTGGTACAGGTTGAAGTACTTGCCAGCCTGGGCCGCGAAACGGTCCTGGCCGTTGAGCACAACCTTGAAGCTGTACAGAGGGCCGACCTCGAACTGGCCTGCGATGGGCTGGCCCTCCTCAATCCAGAAGACGTTGGAGGAGCCGGCAGCGGTGGAGGCTGCGGCGTTGGAGAACAGGTGGGGGCAGCCAGCCAGGTGGGGCAGCAGGTAGTTGGAGCTGGTCACGTAGGCCTGGATGTTGGAGGTCACGTTCACGTTGGCCGTGTTGGAGGAGAAGTTCCACATGCCGTTGTAGTTGGCGCCGGCGCTGATGGCCGTGGTGGTCAGAGCGTTCTGGTAGCACCAGATGAACTCCTTGATTGGGTGGTTGAAGGACAGGCGGATCAGGGACGGGCTGGTCTCGGATGAGGAACCGGCCGCGATGGAGTCACCGCCGGTGTGCTGCACCTGCTCAATCAGGTACTCGTGACCCTTCTGGGCGAAGCGGCGACGCTCCTCCGTGTCCAGGTACACGTAGTTGGCCCACACCTGAATCTGGTTGGCGCCGAAGTACAGGGAGTAGTAGTTGGTCAGGTCAAAGTCCATGCGCACCTCGTGGTACTGCAGGGCAATCAGGGGCAGGTACAGGCCTGGGTTGCGGTTGAAGAAGAACAGCAGGGGCAGGTACACGTAGCCGGGGTTCTGGGAGTTGCCGTTCATCGCACCGTTGCCGCTGGTGCCGTAGGCAGGGTTGGACATGGTTGCCAGCTTGCCATAGGCAATCTTGTCGGACTCACCCAGGAAGGTCTCCGCGTACAGGCGGAACCAGGTCTGGTAGTGCTTGTCAATGCGCTGGCCACCGATGGTCAGCTCAACGGCCGCCACGGCACGCTCAGCCACCCAGTTCAGGTCGCTGGTCAGGTTGGTGGACACCAGGTTGGCCTGAGCCGCCTGGGTCACGCCGGTCGCCGGCTGCAGCTGCAGCCACATGTCACCGACCAGGTCGCCGTTGCGGGCAATGGTCACGGACACACGGGCACCGTTGGCGGCGCTGCCGTTCACAGTCTGCAGGATAGCCTCCATCGCGAAGTTGGTGTGGCGCTTGTACACCGCCTGGAAGAAGGTCACCTTGGGCTGGCCCGTCAGATAGACGTCCTGAGCTCCGTACGCTACGAGTTGCATAAGTCCACCGGCCATGATTGCTTGGTACTCTTAGCCAAGAAAAAAATTCTGAACAGACACCCCACTTAGGACGCGCCCAAAAAAAAAATAAAAAAAATTAATTTATATAAATGTCTGCCATGAAGAAGAAGCCTGTTCAGGATATTCCCGAGGAGGAGGAGATTGACCTCGAGGAGGAGGATGAGGACGAGGAGGGTCAGGACGAGTTTGACATGGAGGATGGTATCGACCTGGTGGAGGCCCTGGGTCAGATGCTGTGCACTGAGGAGGGCGAGACGGTCGCGACCGCCCTGGCTAGCATCGCCACCAGCGCCGAGAAGATTGCTTCCCAGCTCGAGATGCACAACAAAATTCTTGTAAAGATTTTTGGTGCCCTGAAGCCACCAGTGGCAACTGGCATTCTCGCACCTGCCTGAAGGTCAAGCAGTTAAAAAATAATGCAAATATAGTAACAATGGACAAGGTGCACACAATCGAGCGTGAACAGACAACCGAAAAGACTAATGATATTCGGATGGAAATTCTACGCTCGGATGTGAGTCAGCTTGATCCGCCTAAAATGGAGGCGTTTGTCTTGCAGCTTGAGAAGAAACTAAGCCTCAACTGCAAGGGTGACAAGTTCTTGCCGCTCACCGGCGGCTTTCGCCAGTTTTTTCACGATACTGAGCTGGACGCGAACGGTATCCCAGTAAACCCCAATCTCGAGCACGCCGCCTCACAGAAGAATCGCTTCGTGGCGCTCTTTTCGGAGCTGTACCACCACGCAGGCGAGCTCAATATCCGCGAGCTCGCGACAAAAGATGTCAACGGTGACGAGTTTCAGTTTGGCCAACGTATTACCCGTCTCATCGAGACTGTAGATGATGCGTACGAAATGATATTTAGGTATGTTCGTATGTACGAACGCATAAACCATCCCACGTACGTGCCAATCCAGGGTGACATGGACCACTCCATTTTCCGCTGCAAGACCATCGGTCCTGACGAAAAGGATGAGAACACACCCTACCAGAAGCTGCTGCTGTACCTGCTCAACCAGTGCTACCTCCTCAAGATGCGCCGCTACGGCGACTACTGCTGCAAGCAAATCGAGACGGCCGACGGCCACCTGACCAAGGCCTGGAAGCCCGTCATGGAAATCAAGGATTTCGTATACCACTACACCCAGAAGGAGGACAAGTACGACATGTGGCGCAACATGACCAGCAAGGGTAGCGCGGTGGCTGACGTGGTCAAGCACCTGACCAACTGCAAGGACCTGCAGTTCCCGCCAATCAAGAAGAATCGCAACGTCTGGTCGTTCCGGAACGGCATCTTTGTCGGCAAGGAGTGGGAACCGACCCAAGGCAAGTACATCTGTACTTTCTACCAGTACGGCTCGACCGAGATTCAGACGCTCGACCCGACCATCGTCTCGTGCAAGTATTTTGACCAGGACTTTGTTACGTACGACCACATGGATGACTGGTACAATGTGCCGACACCCTTCATGCAGTCCGTGATGGACTACCAGAAGTTCTCTGAGGATGTCTGCCGCTGGATTTACGTCTTTTGCGGCCGGCTGTGCTATCAGGTGAACGACATGGACTGTTGGCAGGTTATCCCCTTCCTCAAGGGTATCGCGCAGTCCGGCAAGTCGACCATCATCACAAAAGTTTGCAAAAAGTTTTACGATTCACAGGATGTCAAGACTCTGTCGAACAATATCGAAAAGAAGTTTGGTCTGGAGAGCATCCTGGGTGGTTTCATGTTTATTAGTCCAGAGGTGAAGGGTGACTTGGCGCTCGAGCAGGCGGAGTTTCAGTCGTTGGTGTCCGGTGAGGACCTGAGCATCGCGCGCAAGTTCAAGACGGCACAGAGTCTGACGTGGGACGTGCCGGGCATCCTGGCTGGTAACGAGGTGCCCAACTGGCGTGACAACTCTGGGTCGATTCTGCGCCGCATCGTGACGTGGAACTTTGGCAAGCAGGTGCAGCAGGCGGACCCCACGCTCGAGGACAAGCTGGACACGGAGATTCCGGCGATTATGTGCAAGTGCATCAGGGCCTACCTCGAGTACTCTCAGAAATATCACGACAAGGATATCTGGACAGTGCTGCCGCCATATTTCAAGACGGTGCAGACTCAGGTGGCGATGGTGACCAACACGCTCCAGAACTATCTGGCGTCAGGCAAGCTCAAGTACGGGTCGGACATGATGGTGCCTCAGCAGCTGTTTGTGGCAGAGTTCAACAAGCATTGTCAAGAGAACAATCTGGGACGACCGCGCTTCAACCCGGATTTCTACGCCGGGCCGTTCAGCAGCCGCGAGCTCGAGGTGCGCCAGTTCACAGGCACATACAACGGCACAGCCTACGCAAACAAGCCCTTCCTCTTCGGGTGTGACCTCATCCGCGAGGCGGCCGCTTTTGATGACTACTAGACGACCCAAAGGGTCGGGGCCCTACGGTCCAGACTTAAATGTTAGTAATAAATAATATGAGCACTGGAAAGTTTCCTCGAGGACACGAGTACATATCGGCCATGGGCACAGAAGAGAGTTTTCGGCACACAGACGGCCAACTCATCACAGCCCTGTACAAGGCCAAGTACAACCCGGCCAACATGAAAAATATACGACTCGTCAACAACGTAGCTGAAATTGCTGGCTACAAACGCGTCGGTGAAAAGGCCATGGTGCGCTTTATCAAGAATAGAAAGTCACCAATTATTAGTCCTTCAGCAAATATTAATAATGTTACTCGTTGGATTCTTAAATTAAAGAGTCCTTTAGCGACCGTAAACATCTTCAAGTCTGG